GATGCTGGTCGAGACGGCCTGGGTCGCAGATCACACGGGCCGGCCCGGCATCTGCCTGGTCGAGGTCGACGTGGACACGGCCGCCTATGCGCAGGGCCACATCGCGGGCGTGTACGCGCGCACGGACGCGACCCGATCGGTTGGCAAGGCTCCGGCCGGCGTCGTGGATGGTCGACTGGCGTTTTCGGTCGGCCTAGAGCGGTTTACCGAGTTCTCCGAGATCGACATCTTGCTCAACAGTCAGGTCAACGCGCTCATCGACACGCCGCAGACCGGCCGCGTCGTCTGGGGCGCACGCACGCTGGAGAACCCGCCGGACGACTTCAAGTTCATCCACGTTCGGCGCCTGTTCAACTTCCTCAAGGCCAGCATCTTCAACTCGACGCACGGCTTCGTGTTCGAGAGCGTCGGCGCAACGCTTCGCGGCCGAATCCAGCTCACAACAGAGAGCTTCCTGCTCGGCCTGTTCAATCAGGGCATCTTCGCCGGCACGCGCCCACAAGACGCCTTCCAGGTGATCTGCGACGAGACCAATAACCCGCCAGAGACGGAGCAGGCGGGCGAGGTGATCTGCGATGTGTATGTTGCAGCCACCCCCCCAGCAGAATTTATAGTGTTCCGAATCCAGCAGAAATTTGCCAGCACATGAGCGTAGTTAGCTATCAAACATAGAAAAGGTCTGGTGTTTTCGCATGGCTTTCAAAACGCCATTGTCAAAAGAGCGTGAGCTGGAACTGGTCCGTCGGTACGAAGCCGATGAACCGATCGCGAATCTGTGCTGTGAGTTTGGGCGTTCAGGCGAAGGCATCAGGCGCATTTTGCTCAAGCACGGAACGCAGCGGTCTCGAAAACCATTGTTTACGCAAGAGCAGAAGTTGAAGGCAGCCGCCCTGTACAGGGACGGGCTCAGCATCCATCAGGTGGCCAAAGCTATTGGGTTCAGCGACATGGCGGTCCACAAAGCTTTGAAAAAAAATGGTGTGCAGACACGACCGAATCCGCATGCGCGGTTGCTGTCCAACCAGCAATCAGATCAGCTCGCGCTCGATTACCAGGCCGGTGGCACGCACGATTCTCTCGAACAGAAGTACGGCGTTTCGGATTCTGTGATCGCGCGCGTCCTGCGTGAACACGGCGTTCAGCCGCGCGTCGGCTGGGCCGCGTACCGCAACGTCAAGTACACCGACCGCCACGGCACGCTTCACTCCTTCAAGTCCACTTGGGAGGCCGCCTATGCCAAGTGGATGGATCAGAACAATTTCGATTGGAAGTACGAGCCGTGCCGATTTGAGCTGGTCGAGTGTCGGCAGTACACGCCCGACTTCGGGATCTACGTCGGCGGCGCGATCGAATACTTCGTCGAGGTCAAGGGCTGGGTCACCAAGGCAGTCGAGCGCCGCATGCTGGAGTTTCGCCGCGTCTATCCGCAGATTCGAGTAGTCTTGATCGGACCCGCTGAACTGGCGAAGCTCGGCATGGTCGAGCAGAAATATCTCAAACATCCGCAGGCGACGCGTGTGCAGGCTTTGAGAGAGGCTTTGGCGGACACCTGATAATTTTCGTGGGCGATGCAGCCCAGGAGGACGCAGACGATGGATGCAGCGATCACGAATCTCAGCTCGGCTCAGGTGTTCATCCCTGGCCCAAATCTGGACATCCCCGCAGGGGAAACGAAGTCCTGGTCGGACATCACGATCCAAGACCTCGACGGCAACGCCGTCATCAAGGCGGGCGTCGTTGCCGGAGACCTGTCGGTCTCGGTGACGCCGGATGCCTCCGACGCGGCGGTGGCTGTGAAGGGGTCTCTTGGCGCCAGTTCGCTGGAGCGCTATACGGTCGCCAGCCTGCCCGCTGGCTTTGGCGGGCGCATCGCGTTCGCCATCAACGGGCGCGCTGGGGCGGAAGGTGCCGGCGTTGGAACCGGCACCATGGTCGTGTACTCGAACGCCCAATGGCGCCGCGTAGAGGACTTGGCCGTCGTCGCCGCCTGATCTCCGTTCCGTTCCGATGGAAGGGTGATCGATGACGGCGCTTCGCAATCCACAGTTCGTCGTAATCGAACAGCGTATCGACGCTGGCTTCGACTGGGACGGGACTGTGCCCACGACCGACCCGGACTACGCCACGACCAAGGGCGTCAAGGCGTTTCCATCGGACGAAGCCGGCGGGCTATTCGTGTTCGATTTCACCTCGTACTTCCTCACCGAGGTGCAGCAGATCAACGTGGACTTTGCTGGGGTTGGGACCAAGTCGATCGTCATCCGCCGTGCATCCGGCCCTGACGTTGAGATTTTCAAATCTACCGACCCGCTCGAAGTGAACATTCTGATCACGGACAAGTTCCAGCTCGCACCCGACGAGAACATCGCCATCGTCTCGACGGGCGCTGCCGCAGCCATGTACGCGCGCGTCATCGCCAGGCCGCTTCATCCAGAGCCATCCACTTCACTGACATTCTCTTAGGAGGCTGCGTGTCGATATACGCCGACGGGCGAGACACGAGCCTGCGAGTGTACGGAGCTGGCCCCGGTGCCGGCGACGTGGGCGCAAAGATCCTTTCTTTGCAGTCGGTAACGGTCGGTGATCAAGCGTCCTTCTTCACCGAAAACGGCTTCGACGTGTCGAGAATGGTAGGCGCGATCCGAGGCAACGGTTCTCCATCGGCCACCTGGACGATTTGGTTCGCCGCGACCAGGGACGCCGTGGGCACTGAAGTGATCGTAGGTGGTACGACTACGGACGACGAGGCCAACGGCAGTAGCGATATCCTGTTCAGCAACTCACAGATCCCGGCCAACTCGTTTGTTTGGATGGAGGTGGTCGCCAAGCAGGGTACCGTCGAGGAACTGACGGTAACCATCCTGCCGACGATCCCGGCGACCTGATCCATGACGACGCCGCTCTACACCAGAATTCTCTACATCAACGGGCGACCGCAGCCCGAGGGCGGCGGCGGCGGCGGTAGCCCAGGCGGCGGCACCGGTCTGCTCGATTGGCGCGACAGCGTTCTCGACAAAGACCTGACAACGCCGCCTGGTGGGCCGGCGGTTGGCCGCTTCATCGTGGCGGCTCCTGCCGCTGGTCTGTGGGCGCTTCACGAAGACGAGATTGCTGTTGGCGACGGCGTTGCGGCTTGGACGTTCGAGGTTCCAAATCCTGGTTTTGCTACCTACGTCGAAGACGAGAGCACGCCGTATTTCTACGACGGCGTGGGATGGAGCGCGTTCACGGCCGGACCTCCGTTGTCTGCGTCTGCGCCAGTGGATGTCACCAAGGCCGCAGCTTCCGCTGGCGTCTCAACTGATGCTGCAAGAGCCGATCACAAGCACAACGTCAGCACCGCTGTTGCCGGCTCCATCTTGCCCGATGACGCTGCTGCCGAAGGTACGGCGACGTCGCTGGCTCGTTCCGATCACCGGCACTCGATTGCCGCCGATGCTCCTGGTTCGATCCAGCCTGACGATGCGGCAAGCGAGGGCGTGGCCGCAAGCTTCGCCAGATCAGACCACAAGCACGCGATTGCAGCAGCGGCTCCTGGAACAATAGCGATCGGCGATGCCGCGGCTGAGGGGGCATCGACCAGTTTCGCGAGAGCAGACCACTCTCACGCCTTGCCGGTCCCGGCTGCCCCTGCCGATGTTACGAAAGCAGCGGCCTCGGCCGGCGCTGCGACAACGGTAGCTAGGGCCGATCACAAGCACGACGTCACGACGGCCGCCGCGATCGATCTGACCGACAGCACGAACGCCGAAGGCACGGCGACTTCGCTTGCTCGCAGTGATCACACGCACTCGCACGGCGTTCGAGGCGGAGGAACCCTTCACGCCGTCGCAACGGTCGCGGTCGCCGGCTTCATGGCAGCGGCGGACAAGAGCAAGGTCGACGGGATAGCGAGCGAGGCTGCGCCGGCCACGCTGCTCTTTGGTGCGGGGTCTGTTGGTTTTACGACGACCACGCGATACATGTTTCCTGGATTTGACTCTTCGCTCGCACAGACATCGGCGATACGGTTTCGGGTTCCGAGGGCAGGGAAGATCCGAAAGATGCGAGTCCATCAGAACGTTCCGGCCGGAAACGGTTTGGCGATTGTTTACACGTTGCGCGTGGAGGCCGTGGCGACCGCGCTGTTCGTGTCGATGGCGTCTACCGCGTCCGAAGGCGCAAACAACGTGGCTTCTGTCTCGGTTTCGGATGACGATCTCATCGACATCGAGATCACGAAGGCGGCGAGCGTGGTAACTGCGCCTTCAGATGTGATGGTCAGTTTGGAGTTCGCGGCGGCGTAACATGCCTGTTTACAGATACCAACTGACCGGAATCGACGTCGAGGACCTGAAGACTCAGGTGCCTCCGGCTGACGCGCCGTCGATCGTTGCTGGATCGATTGCGTCGGTGGTCGTATGGGACGTCACTGCTCCAGCTACCAGCAAGGACGACCTCGACGCTTACTTCATCAGCCGAGGATGGGCGTTTGTTTCTCAGGACCCGGTAGACACGCCGGAAGAAGCGTCCGCAGCTCAAATTTCGCATGCAGACTTGTCGGATCTAACGACCGGCAATCCGCACACGCAGTATGCGATGTTGTCCGCGTCTGCACCGGTTGCTGTCACGAAATCTGCTGCGGCAGTTGGCGTTGATACAACGGCTGCCCGTGCCGATCACAAGCACGACGTTTCGACGGCCGCCGCCGGCTCAGCCGCCATCGGTGATGCCGCCGCCGAAGGTACAGCGACCTCGCTGGCTCGCAGCGATCATAACCACGCCTTCGCGGCTCCCGCGGCTCCGGCAGACGTGACGAAAGCGGCAGCGTCGGCGGGTGCGGCCACGACTTTTGCGAGAGCTGATCACAAGCACGATATTTCGACCGCGTCCGTCAGCACGATCCAGCCAGACGACGCGGCGGCAGAGGGTACGGCTACGAGCCTGGCTCGCAGCGATCACAAGCACGCGATCGTCGCGGCAGCGCCGACACAGGGTATTGGAGGCGGGAACACGGAGGGCGTAGGTACCTCCTTCAGTCGTGCCGATCATGATCACAAAGTTCGCGAAACGGGTGGTCCAACGGACTTGACGGTCGGAGCTGTTGCCGATGGCCAGGTGGTCACGCGCAGCGGAACAACCCTGATTGGCTCGACTGTGACCACGTTCCCGGGTTTTGGCGTGGTCGGAGACGTTGCAAGCATTGATGTTGGCGACGCCGCGTCGGCAGGGGTTGCGGCAACCGCCGCCCGAGCTGATCACCAGCACGCTTTGGCGTCACCAGCGGTCCCCGCCGACGTCACCAAAGCCGCCGCGTCGGCCGGCGCCTCAGCCACGGTTGCCCGAGCCGATCACAAACATGACGTGTCTACCGCAGCAGCGGTTGCTGTGGGTGCGGCGAATGCCGGGGGGTCAGCGACAAGTCTGGCCCGTTCGGATCACACGCATGAAGTCACTGACCTGAAGATCGCTGGTCAGGCGCAGGGCGACATTCTGTACTTTAACGGAACGAATTGGGTGCGGCTGGCTCCCGGTACGTCAGGACAGCATCTTCAGACGCTGGGAGCTGGGGCGAATCCACTTTGGTCAGCCACTCCACTACTATTGGACGGTACTCGGCCCATGACTGGCGCGCTCCAGATGGGCGACCAGAACATCACTGGTGCCAAGACCGTCACGTTCGGTTCGGCACCGGACTCGCAGACGTATTCATCTGGAACACTGACCGTTGATTTCTCTGCTGGACAGAAGCACACAGTCACCCTGAACGCTAGCCCTGGTACTATCGCGTTCACCGCTCCGGCGGGCATTGGTAACTTCATGCTTGTTATTAAGCAGGGGACACCGAATACAAACACAATGGCCGGTTGGCCTGCGTCGGTGAAGTGGTCCGGTGGAGTTGCTCCTACGATTACTGTTGGAGCTGGAAAGGTAGATGTGTTGTCGTTCTATTGGGACGGCACTAACTATTGGGGTCAGTTTGCACTGAACTTTGCGTGAGTTTATAGATGAAGCCTATTAGTGTACGCACGCGCGGCGCCTGGACGGTCCAGGGTGGGGGCACGGCGCTCGGCAACCTCACGGACGCCAGCGATTCGACCGGCGTATTGCTCAACCCCGCGCTCGTTGGGGATGGCTTCGTTTGCCGGCTTGAGCCTGCTGGCTACCCTGTGGCTGGCAACATCACCGCGACGTTGCGGGGACGCCGATTTGGCGACGCGCTGTCGGTGGAGTACGGGGTGATTGCGGGCGACCCTGGGGATGGCGACGTTTTCAAGACACTGCTCAAGAGCACGGCGGCCGTGCCGTCAACGCTCGCCACGGCGACGAAGTCCTGGGCGCCGACGCTCCAGCACCAGTTGCGCGACATGGACAACGTGTGGTTCGGGCTGCGCGTCGTGTCTGCCGGGGCAACGTCGCAGCTCGCGATCGCGACGCTGGAGCTTGTCGTCACGGCCGATCCAGTGGGCGCCTGGAACAC